TCGAGAACTGAATACTCTTTTAGGTATTGCCCGAAACGAAAAGATTAGCAAGGAACAACGCATTGCAGCAATTAAGCAGCTAAATGAATTAAGCCCGGAGTATCTGGGTAACTTGACTTTGGAAACAATCAATACCAAAGAGGCTACAACGGCATGTAAGAGCTATGCGGATAACCTGTTATCTCTAGCCAGGATTCGATCTGCCAATTCCAGACTAGAGGAAATCCAGCAGGAAAAACGTGCCCTGCAAGATCAACGAAAGGATATTAATGCAAATCGTAATCTTTGGGATAGTTTTAAATTAGGGCTTGCAAAAGGCTTTAATTCGTTATCCGTAGCAGTTAAAGGCTATTCTGATACCTGGTCTGATAATGTCATTAATGATTATTTCGGCAGAGAATTTAACCGGATACAGGAACTTTCAGAAGAGGAACAGAAATTAACGGATGAAATTAAAACGTCACAGGAAGATATCATTAAGGTTAATGCTGAATCTACCCAAAAAGAAAAGGATTTAGTAGCAGCTAAGAAAGAGGAAATAGCGCAGGCCGAACGTGAGATCGCTTCAACACCGGAACTTTTGAAAGCGAAAAATAAAAAAATTGCGAAGCTAAAAGAAGAACTTGAAGCCTTGCAGGATCTAGGAGTAAATAAGAAAAAGAAACCAGGTGATTTTAATTCTGAAATAGATAAGGCCTTGGCTGGTTTGGATAATAAACACAATCAGGAACTTTTAAAGATACAGGAAGCAAAAGAAAAGGAGCAACAGACGGAAGCACAATATAATAAAGCTGTACTGGCAGAGGATCAGCGCTATTATACGGAACGCTTGGAAGCACTTAAGAAACTGGATAAAACCACCGCAAAGACAAAATTAAAAACGTTGGCAGAAATCCAATCTAAAATAACGGAAAGCAATAAAAAACTCCTAGAAAACCAGAGGAAGCAGGATGAGAATGAAATTTCACTGTTAAAGGAACAAAGGGATAAAAAATTACTTGTACAAGAATCCGTCTACAAAAGTACTAAGACAAAAATAGAACTGGATTACGCTAATCAACAGATTACGCAACAAGCGCGTGATATGCTTTTGTTGGCCTTAGAAGAAACAAACACTAGGGAACGTCTTAATATACTTAAGAACTATCAAACCGAAGTAGGTAAAGCGGAAATACAGACAGGGAATGTAAAGGTTACGGCTGTAAAAGAAGCTGGGCAGGCGGTTTTAGAAGCTGAACTGGCTAACGCCCAGAGCCGGGCAAAACAGCAGAAAGAAATAGAATCCTTACTTTCTTCTTTCAAAAAGGAATTTAGCCTAACGAATTTGCCGGATGAAACGGATCTGCAACTTAAAGTACTGGAAGCATCTTATCAGGCACGTTTACAGATAATACGGGACTCGCTGAAACAAGAGCTTATTACGAAAGAGCAGGCAGCAGCACAAGAAAAAGCCCTCAACGAAGCAAAGGGTACGGCGGAACTTAATATTGTAAAAGATGCAGAAAACCGTAAAAATGGGATTCTCGAAAAATACGGTCTGGCAGGATTCCAACAGCGTTATAATATGCAGATGGATGCCTTACGGCGTGAGAAACAACAAGGTTTAATCAGTGCCAAGGACTATGCAGCAGCTGAAAAGCAAATAAAGCTTACGGCATGGAAAGAAGCTTTCGATTATTTTTCTGGTTTATTCGGTGATGCGATAACCGCTTTACAAGATGCGGAGATCGCCAATATGGAGGCTAAATATGACGTAGAAATCGAAGCGGCGCAGGGAAATGCCGAAGAGGTTGAACGTTTGGAGAATGAAAAGGCCGAGAAAAAACTTGAAATTGAGAAAAAATACGCAGATGTACAATTTGCTGTAAAAGCTAGCCAAATCATAGCTAATACCGCTATGGCGATAATGACCGCTATGGCACAATTAGGGCCGATAGCCGGACCGATTGCGGCCGCATTAATGGGAGTGACTGGCGCCGCCCAGCTTGCCGCTGCCAATTCGGAACGCCAGAAGGTTAAGAATATGACTTTAAACAACAGTAGCAGTTCTTCTTCTACTGGTGCCGAAAGAGTCGTGAATCCGTCTTCGGGATATAGCGAAGGTGGATATACTGGAGATGGTGGCCGTTATGAAGTTGCCGGGGCAGTTCATCGTGGCGAATATGTCGTGCCAATACCGGAGATGAAAAATAAGCGGGTCTTTAATATGGTGAAGGTTATAGAAAGTATCCGGCGCCAACGGACGGTAGCAAATCCGTTACCGGGATATTCAGAAGGTGGGCACGTTCAAGATCAATCGACAAATCAAGTCAATTGCCCGGAACTGATAAAAGCGGCTGAACGGCTTGAAAAAGCTTCGGAGAATTTGGGTAAACCAGCAAGAAATTATGTACTCTTATCCGATATCAACGATGCAGAGGAAATTAAATATAAGTCAGAAAAACCATTTACAAGGGGGGATAACTAATGGCATTAACTATTAAGACGCAGAAGGGAATATATGATGTCCCTGGTGATTTCCAGATGGAAGTCGAAATAACTTCTCCTATTTATACGGATAAAGGTAGCCAAACATTAGCATCCACATTGCCAGGTACTAAACGTAATCTTTACCTAGTTGATTATATACACCGGGAAGATGTAGTCAATGCACCGGGGAAAGACGTAATGGCTATTATTGCCGATGGTATTTACCGAAGGACAGGGAAGCAGAATATAACGTCAGCCAGTAGGGAAAGCGGTGTCGTAGCTAATTTTGGTTTTGATGAAAGTTTGATGTATGAAGCTTGGAATAATGTTTCATTGAAGAAATTACCCGGACTGCCAATATATAAGCCAGAAGGGGGAATAACCGTACTAATGAATCACTTAAGCGATGTCATGCGCTATTATGTGACAGCAGATTATTATGTTTTCCCGGTACAGGTGAAGGCTGAATCTTTGAATGATGTTGTTTATCCTGAATTTATTAATCCCATAGAGAAGGTTAATCACGATATCTATGATTTAAAGAAAAATGCCCGTACTGAAAAAATGGTACTTTCTGGATCATTGGTAGATGTGAAATTACCCGCTGGGTATGGGATATCTCCTTTTATAAAGGTATCTAGGATATTGGAACTGATCTTTTCGGCCTATGGTTTTAAACTGATAGAGAATCCCTTTGCCACTCATTATCAACTAAAAAAAATGGTAGTGCTTAATAACGTGGCGGATGCAATTGTACAAGGGCAGATCGAATATAAAAATATGATGCCGGATTGTTCTGTAAATGATTTCTTAGACGCTTTGTTTTGTAGAACTGGCGCTAAGGTTTTTGTAGACGGTAATACCAGAACGGCCAAAGTTATACTGATAAAGGATGCTATAACGGCGCCTTCTTTCGCAGACTGGACGCTGTTTAAATCATCGGATCTAGTTCCTAGTTATGGGGCGGCGAAACAGTTGAAATTATCCGCTGGGACTTCATTTGAAGGTGCAGACGTTGAATGTGATTCTTTTGAAGAGTTTTTGGATCAATATAAGGGTATTGTTACGGAAGTTAAGAATACAGCCCCCGGATATATCCCGGATGATGTGTATGTCTGTTATCAGGCTTCTACCGGTAGATACTATAAGCGTAATGTAATCACTAAAAATGTGTCGATGGTATCAAGTGATTTTTTTCCGTGGGATAAGAAGACTACAAACGTCGAATATGAAGAAGTAACAGGGGCAGATGAATGTTTGCCTATGGCCTTTACTAATGGTTTTCTTGTGGGCCAATATCTTACAGGAACGGTTAATCTGAATACTACTCTTAGAGGGGCAAAAGTTGAAGAGCAGAAAGAGGACACACCTTTATGTTTTTGTTTTGCGATGGGGCTTGCAATGGATGAAAAGGGTAATTCTTCTGGATACTACTTTGGGAGTTCTCTTTGCAGGGATCCAACAGGTAACTATTTTCGTGATCGAAGCGGTAATACTTATAATTATTCATTAGTCTTTCGTGGAGATGATGGTGCATTTAATCGCTTTTTTAAGGGGTGGGATGCAATTTTAAGACATTCTAATCATACTCTTTCTGGTAAATTTAATCTGGATCGAATAAACTTAACTAAAATAGATACCGGACGCCCACTTTCGATATCCGGTCAAAAAGTTATGATAGAAAGTGTAAAACATACGATGCCCTACCGGATAAATAAGCCGGCTACTGTTAAATTACGGACTATTAAACTTTTAAAACCCTATGATCTTGAATCAGAACAGGGGATAGTAGTAATGAAGGCACAGACTACTAAATGGGTCATGGTTTCCTATACTGATAATATCTTTGAAGCTGCAATTAAGGCGGCAGAAGAACGCCACGGCGTAAATTGGAGAGAAGTGGGTATGACTGAAATAGTTAGAGAAATTGTAACAAAACCGTCTGACGAAGAATTTGCAGCATATTTACCACCTTCGGAAGAAGATGCGGCTAATCGGAAAGAAGTTCTTAATACGTATCAAGCGAAACTAAAATATAAGATTTCAATAATAATAGGTAGTATCCCCAATTCGCATGTAATTAGTCAAGACTACGAAGATAGCTTAACTTATGAGGCAGGAATCAGAGCAGAAAAGCGGTAGTTTCTTGTCCTTTAATAGATTTATTAATATCAGCAAATTTGCATTATGGAAAATGGAACGATACTATCTGCACCGGAATTAACGAATGTTTCTGATGCGTTTTTGGAATTTAGGTTATTGCCTGGGAACGAGACAAAGACAAATAACGATTTTTATTCCCTTTTGACAACGCCTAACGTTGAAAGGGATAAATTCTTATCTGGCTGCAAATTGTCACCGGTTGTAAATGGGAATGTAGTAAGACAACAATTTGAATTATGAGTTTAAGCGCAAATATATCTCCTCGTACCATGGCTCTATCAGGCAATCCGATCCGGCTTGATATTACGTCTTCTTCCCCGGTTACTTATGTAATCCGGGACGGGGAAGAAACGGTATTTGAAGGATCCGGGGAAGAAGGTAATTTTTATGTGTTTATTGACGAGATATTATCGGCCATCCTCGCCCCAATTCGATATACAGGGCAAGAAACAGACATTATTTTGAATACCTCTGGCAATCTAAAGGAATATACTATAAACGTGGCTAATACAGAAGGGGAAAAGAAAGTATTGCAGCACAAAGTAATACTATGGGGAATTAGTAAAAGGGCCATGCGACATCTAAATCAAGAAGGGAGTAATATTTTCACTTTTAAGCTACTTAATGCAGCCGGTAATTTTTTTATGTCTACCAGATCGGAAACACGTATTCTTACGATCCGGGAGACTGAAATACGTCCTTTATTGTTTATTGCCCCCAAAACAGCTTTTACAGTTACGGTATCGGACGGGATAAGCAAAGAAATAACCGGCTTAGTAGTGGGTAAATGTTATGCGCTTAATTTGGATGCCCTACGGAGATACTTCTTTGATAGTGAAAATATGCTGGCTAGTCAATTTATTGTAAGCACGGATGAAGGTACGGCAGTTACTATCATAATTCTTCCGGCAGATGTGGCGAAAGAAAGGTACTATCTGGAATTTCTCAATTCTTACGGTGCCTATGAATGTATCGATGTCACCGGGAAGCCAACTTTAGACCAGGATAGCGGGGAAGAAGAAACTTACGGGAAATATGATGAATTAGTAAATGATTATATCGAATCTCGTGAACGTGTGCGAACCGTAGATACGATCCATGTACAAACCGGTTTTAAGACAAGCAAGGAACTTATGTTTCTTCTTGATATGCTTTCCAGTGACGATATTTATTTGCTAGGATATGAAGATCGGGAAATAAAAGTAAATGCGTCGGCTGATAGCTTAGCAGTTGCTAAGACGATGAATCAACCTCAAAGTTTACCTATAACATTAAGGTTTGCTGACTCTGAAAGGCATTTCACCCAGGCATTACAAGGGGCTGATTTTGATAATCCGCGTATTCATACCCAGGAATTTAGTAAAGAATTTAATTAATGGCTGATAATTTACAGGACATAATAGATTCGTTAATCGATCATATTGATAAGGCCATTGCAAAAGGCAGTGTAACGAATCAGCAAGTCGCCGCAGTTTTGGACTTTTTGAACGAAAGGCTTAAAAAAGCGGATGGGGATAAGTACATCCGTAAAGATCAGCCGGATTATACGAATCATCTTTTACAGCTATTTGAAGGACTGGAAATAGGTAAATTCTCACCTTCGATGACTACCGGAACCGGTGCCGGAATTGATAATAAGGGAAATGCGGAAGTGGAGAGTATGAAAGTACGATCTTTTATGATGATAATGGAGCTTATTATCAATAGGCTGTCTTCCGTTGAGTCAGAATTTGTTTTTTCCGAATCTGGTACTATTGATAAAGTTGAAGAGATAGAAGCCAATACCTATTTACTGACTATACGTAAACGATGGGACTTTGATTTTACCGCTTTTGCTTTGCATGATGTTGTTTATGGATCAATCAATACTTTGCTATCAGATGGCAGTTTTTTTACTTCATGGTTTAGAGTATTGTCCGTTGATGTTTCTGCAAACCAATTAACGGTAGCAACATACCCCGACGATGAAGTACCAGCAGGGAAAAACTTTGCACCCGCTAACGGTATGAATATTTGCCGTCGTGGTAACGCTGTTAATGAAGATCGGCAGAGTTGCTGGTATATTAGTAGTTACGAAGGATGTATTATGTATCTGGAAGGGGTAACTAAACCTATTCTGGAAGAAAGTAACTATTATCTTTCACTAGGGAAGCCGAAACACCTAGAATTGTTTAACGGTCTTCCTATAAATTATAAACATCCGTACTTATTTGCTAGAGGTGCCATAATACAGGATCTTATAAGAATAGACTTTCAGGGTAACCCGATCTATGAAATTGTAGATCTGGGTATTTGGGAACCGCGAGGCATATATATACGTGGATATAGCGAAGAACAGAATAAGTATATACAGCACCAAATCTGGTATAAGTCATGTTGCTGGCGGTGTGTGTCTGACGCTGCGACGGTAGGTTTACCGCCTAGATGGAATAATACACAGTGGGTATGTATTGTGGGAGATAGTAATTTTAAACTAGAAATTACCAGCACGAAAGGGCGTTTTTTTCGTTTTGGGCAAGAATATACACAGCTTGGATTTATTCTGACACATGGGGACATGGATATTTCCGTAGATGCTTCACAGGTTGAATGGACGCGGGAAAGTGATTTATTGGAAGAGGATCTATTATGGAATATCGAACATGCCGAAAATGCTAATACCGTAGATATAACGCCGTTGGATATGCCTACAAACTGGTATGAAGCCAAAAAAGTAGTTTTTCGCTGCAAAATATCAATCCGGGACGGCGAGGATCTGAAATCTTTTAGTACAGAATTTAAAATAAATAATAAGTTATGAAAACAGCATCAGCCTATATTTTGTATACACCGTTGGATATCTCTTTACTTATGCTAGAGGTAGGGGGAAATACAACGCAGAATAAAAGCAATGTTACGGGTGAATTTGATCCCGACCGAACTTTGTTCCCGCTTGTACTTCGACCTAGTTTAGTAATAAAGGATCCGGATCACGTTTTAAATGATGGGGATCATACTAAGAAGTTGATAGATAATCGCTGGTATATTGGTACGAATGAAACCGGTTCCCGTATAACAAAGGATACCGACGGTTTTATTTTGGGGCAATATGGGGAATTGACTGTAAAACGTAACGTGGAACCTTCGGTACCGCTTTCCCTGTTTTTTACGTGTGCTTATATTGACAGCCGCACGCAAAACACTTTTCGTAAATCGTTCCTGATTACACTTACTACAAATTTAACGACAGAGCTTAATTTGAGTTTGGAAATAGATGCAGCGCGTAAAATGCCTATAAGCCCTTTTAAGTCTGTTTCAACCCGGACAATTAAGGCTACCTTCCGTAATGGTGAGAACCTTGTAGCCGATGCGGACGCCGTTTATCTCTGGAAAACACGGGATTCAGTTACTAGGCAGTTAAGGGCAATAACGGTAGACGACTTATTTTATGTATCTGGGCTGAATACTAAATCTCTGACGATTGATCGTCGGTTTATAGACAAAGAATTGATTCAGTTAGAAGCTTATCACCGGGCAGATAATAGCCGGAAGGTTTACGCACAAACTAAAATATTCCGTTGGTACGGGCAATGGGATGAACGGGAAGTGATTACGCGCGGCAAGTTTGTAAGGCCCGATACTAGCGAGATAGAAGTACGTGCTTTTGTTGATTCACCGAAAGGGCAGATTATAGATCCGCAAAACTATTTTGATATGACTCACATCTTTACTACAAATGAGAAGGGGGCACCGCAAACAGTGATCGGGTACGGTGAAACTGTAGTAGTGCCAGCCAGTATCGTAGGTAAGGATCCGAATGTACGGCCCGTTTTTGGCGTGGAAGTGTTTGAAAGAACGGCTTTAAGGCCGATGATGATAAACGGTAAGGCGGTAGTTATTAACGGCAAGATAGCCACAATTAGTATACCTAAAAAATGAATGTGAAAATGTACTCGGTGCCCGAAGCGATAGTTTCGGAACTAAACTTGAAGGATTATCGGCAAAGTGACGGGAAAGGGAATTATTTACTATCGTCTCGTGATTTACGCTGTTATGGGATTGATAAGGCTATTTCGGAAGGTGCTGTATTAATACAGGCAGATGAAGAAAAGCAGAAGTTTAATAAATAAATAGTAACGTTATGGATATAAGTGCAATAGATACGCTAGAAGCTATTATCGACGGTGATACCGTTGTTCCTGGGATGAATTTCGTTTTGCCGGCTGGTATCGGGAAGACTCAATATTACAACCCTTCTACAAAAGCATGTACGCCGGATTATACTAAGGCGGCAAATCAGATCATAATTTACCCAGCCTGTTATTCTTCTGGTAGCGGCAAATTCTTAATACCGTCTTCGGCGGACATGATGTGGTATTATGATGATCCGAATACAACAGCCGCGCAAATTTTGGCGGCAAAGGGTGGGGGTATCGCTGATAAGTATAAGACATTGTTTCAAAAAACGACTTATACAGTGAATAATCAGACGTTCCCCGCATTAAAGATTATAGGCAATTTGGCGGCGGCAGATAGTTTAAACGATGTCTCTATTTATTTCAAATCAAAGTTTAACGATATGGAAATAACTTGCCATGGTACCATAGCGATAAAAGAAAGCGTGGGAAGCCTTTTCGATATTCTGATAAATTGCGTAAATGAAGATGGAGTAAATGATACGGTAATTGATAATGATAGCGAATACCTAGTACTAACAGCATCTTTACAGGATAGCGGCTTGGATGTGGCTGCGACTGGATCTTGGGGATGGAAGAAAGCAACATCCGGCGGTTTGGTTACGGTAAGTCATGTTCCTGGTGTTACTGAATTGTCTAATACAAATAAGACACTAAAACTATACGATGGTGCAATAGAAGGGACGGAAGAATACTTCGCCTGTGTTACTCATAATGGTGTGACTTATCAGAAAGGAATACAGGTAAGCGACACACATGATCCTTTTTATATTAATATTGGGCGTAATCAGGCTAGTAATATGGTGAAGGAAAGCGATACTATCGTTTATACTCCTTCCGTGTTAGCGAGATCTTCGCGAGCAGTACAGGCGGGATGGAGCTTTTCTTTTACTTTAAGGGATAATAACGGTAATACCGTCAGGAGTGCGACTGCACAAACTTTCCAGGTAACAGGAAGCGAAGTACATGCTAAAGCAGGGCTTATAACTCATATCATAGCACGTAAATAATATGGATGTGGCAGCTTTTGATAGTTTAATTCCTTATCCTAAAGACGGGGAAAAGGGGGAGAAGGGAGATAATAGGCTTCCTATTCCAAATGGTGAATTTGATCCTGAAACAACTTATACAGCTACGGATCTGATAGCCCCTTATGTACTATGTTCTGGGAAATACTATGTTATGAATAAAACAGGCAGTATAAAAGGGGTGAACCCACAGGCTGATTATGCCGCTAATGGTGTGAAAGCTACTTGGATTTATTTAGAGAATTTCAAAGCCGCTTTCTTTGAAATTTTTATGGCTAATCTTGGTTTGCTTGGTAAAGCTGTATTCTATCGAGAATACATGTTTTCTCAATATGGTAAAAAGGAAGAGACTGAAATATCAGAGGATGGTAAATATAATATTCCTATTGATGCAGGTGGAGATTTCGATCCGAACTTGCTTATGGATTTTTTAAAAGGTTACTTTCGTTGTTATAATGTAGATATTCGTGGAATAATAAGGGCTATTAGTGGTTATATAGGTGGTTGGGAGATTACGGATGAAGGTATTCAATCCGAGGAGCTAACCCAATCAAGTGGGGGGACTATCGGTAAGAATCGTACGGTATTAAAGAAAGACGGTACGATTTCCGGCAATCTTCTGAATGTATCGTTAGATTCCGGCTGGCTCCGGTGCCTATTGTATGACTCCCCCATACTTGAATGGAGCGACCGCTTATTAAAAGCCCACGCCTTTCTCGCTACCCCTTTTGAACTAACGAGCGCAATTATTCAGGGAAGCGGCACATGGGCCGCGGATGTTTTGTACGGTAAAGCATTGACGAATAATTTGATAGTGGAACCTACCACCGATACGGTTTATTATGCGCTCCCTATTGACTTGGAAAAATATAATGGTGTTACTCTCCGAATTTACAACCCTGCAACTCGTGGTAGTAGCTGGCGGGCCGCCTCCGCTTACTTGGTTTATAGTTTGAGTCAGAGTGGCGCTCATTACGATACTTCAAAGGTTTCTCTAACCAGTTTTCTTGGAAAATTCACAGGGACAATGCTCTCGCTCCCGGTTGGTAAAATGGTAGTAATAACCGGCGTTCGGGAGCAAGTTCCAGGAGGTAGTTTTGGAAATGACAGGTTAAGATGGTATGTAGAGGTAACCGCATAAATATAAATTATAAATATTAGTAAGATTATGGCAGGAGCAATTGATTTAGCAAATGAGCTTGATAACTTAAATGTTGTCGATGAAAATGACCTTATTCTAGGTTATAGTAAAGCTGGTAAGAAATTCGGTTTTGTACCGGTTTCTTTTGTAACTAACGGTGGTTACGCTTGTAGGCGCTGGAATATAAATAATAGTAGCTCAACCGGTGAAACTGTTGGAAACTTGGATTATTTGCGTAATTTGCCTTCCCTTTTGGGGCTGGGATGTTATTTAGTAGACAAGAATCACGGGCGACGGAAACTGGATCCGACGAATCATTATAAATTCGCTACGGGTGAAACTGCAAAGCTTGACGGTACAATGGGGGATTATATGTGGGGCTGGTCTACAAAATGGTATTATGCTTGGTGGGTGGAAGGTAATTATTACTATGAAGCTGCAAGCCTTAAACCTATTCCGGGCCGATATAATTATGTGATACCGGTTGCATCTACTTCGGCGTTGGGTGTTGCCGTTGTCGATCGGGAAAATAATGAACTTGTTAGCGTGGTTAATCAAAGCGCACGTTATCGAGGTGGGAACAATGACGCGGCTAAAGATTCAACTTACAAAACATTGCTAGGTCGTGCGGCCACAGGCTTAAGCGCGGAAACTTTCGGTTCTTATGCTAGGAAGAAAGGTGAAGGCTGGGAAGGATATTGGTATGCTCATTCTGGGATTATTGGGGCCCTATTTCGTATTATCTTTGGTACTCGTAATGTACAATCGGCTTATAATGCGAATAAAGACAGTAACGGGCTTTTTCAGGGCGGTTTAGGTAATGGCGTTACTGGTGCTGGTGCTTGGTGGAGTGGTGCAGACGGTTACGGTACTTATCCTTTCTTACCGACTAGCGCAGGCGTTGAACTGGCTGATAATTGTGGGGTTTCTAATTATGCGGTTAAAGGGGCTGACGGATCAACTGTATACACTGCACCTATACCGTCTTTCTTTGGACTTAAAAACTTTTTTGGTTATATGGGGCGTTGGGGGCGTGGCGAACTTATTAGTAAGAAGGCGGATGGTAGCGGTGATATGTATATCGTACCTCGTCTACATTCGACGTATAGTATGAGTTCTCTTACCGGTCTTACTAAAATTGCGTCTTTTCCAAAAGCGGCTGTTGCAAGTACTTGGGAATATACGAAACAATTGAGTATGCAGAATCTTTGTCATACGCCGACGCTGACGGGGGGAACAACCAGTACTTATTATGCTGATGGCTTTTATAATGATAACGCTGTTTCCGGCCTTCGTGTGCCTGCCCGTGGTGGTTACGCGGGCAATGGTGGTCATGCTGGCTTTGAGTGCTTGCATGTGAGCTATGGTGTCTCTTCGTCCTCTGCGTGCTACGGCTCGCCCCTCTGCGAAGCAGATGAAGACTGGGACACTACGCCATTCTTGGCGGTCTAATGTGGCCTTATGGTGCCTAAAGGGTGCGAAGTTCTCTTACAGTGTACAAAAGCACCCAAGGCACGTAGTGCCGCAAAGCCCCGGTAGGGGCTGTATTAAAATTGATCTTTGACATTTTTTCATATCCCAATTTTCTAAGTATCTTTGTACCGTGATGAAAATCATAGGTTGTTTTTCTTGGAGCTGTTTCCGGCCTTCGTGTGCCTGCCCGTGGTGGTAACGCGGACAATGGTGGTAATGCTGGCTTTGAGTACTTGAATGTGAACAATGGTGTCTCGACGTCCAATGCGAACTACGGCTCGCCCCTCAACTTTGATGTGTGGTTTGTTGTCAGCTACCACACATATAAAATAGAAAAAGGCCTCGCCCGACGGCGGAAAATAAACTAAACGAAAGATGCTGGTAGATCGTAAATTGTACGAGCCGAACGCGTGATAAGTAAAAAAGCAGACAAAACCGATGTAACACCGACTTAAGACACCGAAAATGAGAAGAAAAGGTTACTTTTCTAAGCATATCGCAACGAAGAAAAACTTTGAAGATGCCTTCAATGGCTATGCAGATCAGAAACATAGCCGTAAAGATATTCAAGTATTTGAAAAAGATCTGGGAGATAATCTTCTTAGTTTGCTTCGTGCGTATGATGCCGGTACATGGCAGACATCCCCGTATGAATATAAATTCATTGACAATCCCAAACCACGAAAAATAAGTAAATTGAAACCTGCGGATCACGTTATTCAGTGGGCTGCATCACTCCAATATGAACCTTATATGATAAGTTCTTTATATTGGAAATCTTGTTCCTGCGTGCCGGGTAAAGGAACGCATTATTTTGTGAAGATTGAAAAAAAGGATCTTTATTATGCACCGCAAAAGGAGACTTATTATTTTGTACAACTTGATATGCACCACTATTTCTTACACATATACCATCCGTTAATGAAAGAAAAACTGGAACGTAAGATCAAGGATCCGAAATTACTTAGTTTCTTATTTGAAATTATTGATAGCTTCTTGCAAGGTTTGCCGCTTGGTATTAAGATATCACAGCTTAACGCCAATATGTATTTGTCTGCCTTTGACTGGAAGGCTATAAAGTGTTTCGGGATAGCAGAAGATACTGATAAAATGAGTTATTGGCGTGACCGATATGTAACGGATAAGCTATTAACTTGTCGGACAGGGGAACAAGCGGCTGAATTATCTAGGGGAGTACAGTTTTTGAATAGCCAGTTTGACCGATTCGCCAAACAAGGTTTGAAACATTATGCTAGGTTTGCTGATAATATTATAATAATGCACCAGGATAAAGTGTTTTTGCGTATTATATCGGAACTTGCTATAATGTACTTGACACGTGATTGTTTACTTACTGTAAATGGATGGAATGTAAGGCCGGTACATGCTGGCGGAATTGATGTTTGCGGATATGTCTTTTTTCACGATCATTTGCGATTAAGGAAGAGAAACAAACAGTCCCTTTGCCGGCAGGTCGCAAAATTAAAGAAGAAAGGATATTCTAAGCGTGATATACAGTTAAAATGTGCTTCGCGCATTGGTTTCGCAATGCACGCGGATACAAGGAACTTACTTAAAAAATTAGATATTGATATGGAAAAGAGATTAGGCAAAGTTATTACAAATCGGCGGAAGAAAGCACCTTTCGAGGGCATGGCCGTAGAACAAAAGAAGTTAATAGAAGAAATCGTTTGTTTGAAAGATGAGGATGAAGAAAAAAAATTG